AGGTGATTGATATTTGGTTAGAAGCAGAGACCAGAGAGTATGCCGAGAAAGAAATCGAAATGCTTTCAGATCGTTTCTATGCTAATACAGTCATGGAAGACTGGGATTATGAATTGACTGAGATTGACACATTCCCCAAAGGTATTGAATAATGGATGATTTTAACGCACCAGGATCTAACAAGACAGGACTCACTCCTGTATTCAAAGAGTTCGTAGTTAATTTACAGATAGATAATGTGGTGAAGATCTTAGATGCTAAGATCGATCGTTGTCGTGTTTACGACAGTGACAACCGAGATGAAGTTTATCATAAAATCACAATTACATATAAGGACCCAAAATGAAATCAGTCATTTATTCAAACGGAAGTCAAGAGTGTGAGCGTATGGCATCGTTGCTATACTCACTAGGTGGTGAATTTCTAGAATATCGTCTAAATGAACATTTTTCTCAAAGATCCTTTGAGAATGAGTTTGGTCCAGAAGCAACATATCCCCAAGTCTCGATCGGTGTCAAGCATCTTGGGGATATGAAGGAAACCCTACATTGGTTGGGTGATAAGGGTTTACTTAGTAACCACCATATCCATACCCACTAGAACCAGAGGATCCAGAACTAGAAGAAGAACCACTGCTGCTACTGCTGCTACTGGAAGAAGAACTGCTGCTGCTAGCACCGTTACTATTAGCAGTGCTACTAGCATCTGTGGTTCCTGCCACAACACCAGAAGAGTTCACAAGGTTCTCAGCAGTTGCTGTGGATCCACCATCACTATTAGTAACTGTTGCACCAGAGTCTAACGTTGTAGTACGAATAACTCTGGAACCAAGTTCTTGCTGTCCAGCGAATGCAATAGATGGTGAGAGACCATATCGAGTAGAATATATGTCCTTGGCGGTGATGAATACCTCTTGGACAGAATTTGGTGTCATCTTAACCTGATCACCATCACCAATTTCTTCACTTGGTAGATATTCCAGAAGACTTTCAAATTCATCAACAAACTGTTCTACGTAGTCATTACGTAAAACCCAAATATTTGCTTTCTCATCATTTAGATTCCTTTCATGTTCCCAGTTTGATACTGGATATACGATAGGAGTTACTTGTGTTCCATCAGGTCTATAATACCTAAAAGTGCTATTAACAACAGTACCTTCATGTAAGAGAGTATCACCTTGATCACTCTTTACTTCAAAAGTTTCATGATGATGGATTTGGTTGATTTGACTATTATATCTAGTATCAACATACTTATATAACTCTTGCTCATCCATCGGCCATTCATTATAAATGTTGATAATGTTGTTGCATAGCAATATCACCCAGTCTAATTCTGGGTCACCATAAAGTTCATTTGCAACCTGATAAGGACTTTCATTATTAACAATAGAATATTGCTCAAAACCTAAGATATCCTCTTGGACAATATCTCGAATCTTGATTCGTCGGAAGATATTCTTAGCAACAATGTAAGGTTCAACATTATTCTTCCTAAAAGAAGATATGCGTACCTTTACATTTGGGATTAGTTCAAAATAATGTGTCATTTGTTCTTAGCGCCGTTTTTGTACATATCACGAGTGATGAACGCAGTCTCATCAAATGTCAATGTCATTCTGTATGATGCAGGACCGAAGTCTGTACCATCATCAGCAAGACCTCTGATTGAACTATTTTGTCCTGATGGTGTCATATTGACTTGCATGTTAGTCAACACCATATTGACAGGATACGTAAGTAGTGTTGCTAATGTTTCAGGACGAGTTATCTCACCTCCACCCTTTGCAGTCTTGCTACCAGCACTTGGATTGTATCTAATCAGTTCTGCTTTAAAGAAACGTGGGATAGTTAACCATCTTGCTGCCTCACCACTTGTACCAGGTAGCATTGCATCCCTGAGTGTATGAACAATTTTGACAATGTTCTCTGCTTCCTTTGCATTACGTGGTGACATATCAAAGGTAAAGTTGTGAGAACGATAGTTAACACCTTTGAACACTGTTTCTTGGTATGGGTTGAATACCTTACCCTTTGCTAATGCTGCCATCTGGTTCTTATCCAGAGCGCCATCAGTACCAGCAAAACTATTCAAACCGTTGAAGATCTGAGAGACTGCACTAAACGCAATCTCTGGTTTTGCTGCATTTGCTCCTTGCTGCACCTTATCAACAATATTTGACATATCGTTATTCTTCATTGCTTCCACAACAGCAGAACCGAATGGTCCTAATGTTGCTTTGTCATAAGTAGTGCTGAATGTCTCACTTAAATCATGTGGTAAGTATAAGTACACAGACTTCATGATCTGATCTGCTGTACCTGTCTTTGCTTTACCGCCACCCTTACCAGGTTGACCAGCATAAGTATATGGATTATTCTTCTCAGAGTCGTAGATAGAGAACTTCAAGTAGTCCATACTACGTGTAGAACTTGTAGAGCGTCTAGATATTGACCCGTCCCCCTTACCCCTCGGACCACGAGGCAACTGTAATGGATAAATAAGTCTAGCGCCATCAGTGCCAATCTTTCCCATCCCACTATTTTTCTTAGCGGACTGAGGATTGTTTCTTGCTTTTTTATTCTTTTGTGGCATGAGTTATTCAGGAAAGTTTAGACCGTCAAACACTCATAAGTATAAAGGTGATCCCACAAATATTATTTATAGAAGTTTATGGGAAAGAAAGTTCATGATGTGGTGCGATAAGAATGAGAATGTTCTTGAATGGGGTAGCGAAGAGATCGTCATTCCATATATCAGTCCTGTCGATAACCGTCCCCATCGTTATTTTCCAGACTTTTATGTGCGAGCACGAACTAAAACTGGCAAGACTGAAAAGTACATCATTGAGGTTAAACCCGCTGCACAAACCGTACCGCCGAAGAAGTCTAAAAGAGTAACGAAGAGATATATTAGTGAAGTGAAGACATATGCTGTGAATGATGCTAAATGGAAAGCAGCGAAAGAGTATTGTCTTGATAGAAGAATGAGATTTATGATACTGACCGAACACGAATTAAAGGTATGAGTATCTTCAACGATGTCAAAGATCTTGCTGGTGGTAGCAAGCAATCCAAAGAATGGTATCGATCTCAGTTTATGTATGGACTACAAGATTCCACAGGGTTCAATGTAGGTGATGTTATATTCTTTTCATATTCTGCACAAACTGAGGGATTGCAGTATTATGATAAATTCCCTATGGTATTAGTAACTGATGTAGATCTACCTAAGAAACAATTCTCTGGTGGTAATTTACATTATCTACGACCAAGTACACGAACAGGTATTGCTAGAACGTGGGGTGGGGGATCACTATCGTATCCTATGCGTTGCCATCATAAATACTTTATGTCAAATGCAGGTAATATTAAAACTGTGCCTTCTATTGATCTAAAAGAAATGAAAGTACCACTACCATTGGAGCAATTCACAATGGATGTTGCTGGTCGTTACATTGATGTACCTAGTAGTATTATTTGGAGTAGATAGTGGCAACCCCCAACAGATTTACTGATTTCAGAGAACAAATTGCAACCAATGCAGGTGCTCCTGCTACTAGCAATCTGTATCAGATCATTTTGCCATTGCCAGCAGTATTCTCTGATGTGCAGAATAATACCATAGACCCGCAGATACGCAATCGGGCAAGAAATACTATGCGTAATATTAATTATTATGCATCCAATGTAACTGTCCCTAGTAGAGCAATCACTACTGGTGAAGTTAACAACTTTGGTATGATGCGTCGATTCGTGACAGGTCAAACTAACTCTGAGATTACTATTTCATTCTTAGTTACCAAAGATATGCAGCATAGAATGTTCTTTGAGCAATGGATGAATGCTGCTGCCTCTGACTCTGACAATACTGTGGGTTTCTATGATAATTATGTGACAGATATGATGATCGTTAAGTGGGAGCATGGAGCAAACTTTAAGATCAAACCTAAGGGGTTTCCTAAGTCAACAGGTTTGCATCCATCACAGGCATCTGCTGTGTGGAAGATGTATGGTGCATTCCCAACTAATATTAGTACAATGACATTTGATAACGAACAGACAAATTTGTTACAAATGGATATACAGTTCTACTTTGAACGGTATCGTTTTGATCAAGTATCCCCTCACACACTCAAAACAAGAGGTGGTAAGAGAAGTGTTATCAGTTATGATGAGATTCAAACCAGAATATCTGGTTCGGGCAATCCTGATGTACAAAGGTTTAGCATCGGATAACCTGTCTAAATAATTACATCGTAATTTCATACTATGCCACTTCCTACTCTTGTTATCCCTGATTATGAGTGCAAAATGCCCATCAGTGGAACAAAGGTCACGTATAGACCTTTCCTTGTAAAAGAGGAGAAACTACTTTATCTCGCTATGGAGAGTCAGAACGAGAAAGAGATGTTCAAAGCAGTCAAGACTATCTTGAAGGCGTGTACTAATCTTAGAACAGTTGACAACCTTGCAACATTTGAGATTGAATATCTATTCTTGAAGATCAGATCCAAGGCAGTTGGTGAAGTTAGTGAATTCAAAGTCACATGTCAAGATGATGGTGAAACCCAAGTTGATGTTGCTATCAACCTTGAAGATGTTGAGGTAATCGTTCCTAAGGAACACAAAAAGATTATCAAACTGAATGAAACTGTCAAGATTGAGATGAAGTATCCTGCTCTTGAATCATTCGTCGATCGAAACATGAAAGACGAACCTGATATTGATGATGTGTTTGATCTTGCTGCTAGTTGCATCAAGAAAGTATATGAAGGTGAAGAGACCTATGATTCATTCACTAAGAATGAAGCAAAGGAATTCCTTGGTCAGATGAACAATGAACAGTTCGGTATGATTCAAACATTCTTCGACACCATGCCTAAACTAGTGCATGAGTTCGATGTTGAGAATCCTAAGACCAAAGTTGTGAATACTGTTACACTTGAAGGACTCGCTTCTTTTTTCGCATAGCCCTGATGCATAGTAGTCTTGAAAATTATTACAAGACTAACTTCGCCTTAATGCATCATCATAAGTATTCACTCGCTGAGTTGGAAACCATGATACCTTGGGAACGAGAAGTTTATACTAACTTGCTCTTGGCATACCTCCAAGAAGAAGAACGAGAAAGATCTAAACAGAAGAACTCCCTCTAATGGCAGCAACTCTAAGAAAATATATTACGGTCAGTCCCAGTCAAGATACTGGTTCTGATGATTTGGGCAAGGTATTTAAAAAAATGACCATTGCCCAAAACCGTATGGGTGGTGCTGTAACAAATATTGGTGTACAACTTACAGAGTTTAAAACATTAGTCCAGATGTATCAAGAGTCCACAGTAGGATTCTTGCAAGAAGAGGTAGATATATCAACGGAAGAGAGTGAACATAGGAAGAAGATAATTGAAGCAAAGAGTGATGCACTTGGTAGGAAGAAAGGTTTACAGCAAGATAAGTTAGCAGAGAAGAAGCAAGAAACTCTGAATGAGAAAGGTGAAGAGAAGTTAGGGGAAGAAGAAGGTAAGAAAGAGAAAAAGTCTAGGTTTGGGTGGTTAAAGAAACTACTCAAACCAATGACATTGCTCATTAGTGGTTTAGTTAAGTTAGTTGCTATACCCGTCATAATGAGTGTGATGGATTGGATAGGTGATCCAAAAAATAAAGAGAAGATAACAAAAGTAATAGGTTTCTTTGCTGCTATTTGGAAATTTGCCAACTTCTTCACCCGTATGGGTGTTGGTTTGGTTCTGGATGGCATAACTGACGTATTTGGACATGACCCCGACAAGGGTATGATCGGGGGTGCTCTCGATAAGATGTTTGGCGTCCTTAAAATCTTAGCGGGACTCGCTTCGATTCAGTTGGCAACACGCATCCTAATGCCATGGAAGTTGATAGGTGATGTCAAATTCATGTTTGGTCTGGGCAAGGCGCTAGACGCTGTTGAGACCGCTGGATGTGGACCAAAAAGACCCAAAATTAGACGTAAGACACCTGGCAGAGATGGTAGAACTGCTAAGCAACGTCTCAAAGATATGAAGAGAGCGAAGAGACTTAGGAGGATAAAGGCTCTTCGCGGTAAGATCACTCAGAAGTTTGGGGCAGCGGCAACTAGGATCAATGGTCTATTCAAGAAACCACCAGTACCTACTGTAAAACCAAAACCAGTATCACCGTTCCAACAGGCGCAGGGTCAGAAAGCGGCAACGCAACGCCTTACCACTGGTGTTGCTACTGATGTTGTTGAGGAGGGTAGTGAGAAACTTACAAAAGCAGCAGCAAAGAACAAGGGTGTCACTGGTGTTCTTAGAAATCTTTGGGGTGGTGTTGTCGATGCAGGTGCTGTTGCCAAGACAAAACTCAAAGAGGGTGGTAGTTTTGCATTAAAGCAGGTAGGCAGACTTAACAATTGGTTTGGTGCTCGTGCTGCTGGATTGATTGATAATGTCAAGGGCATGGGTCAAGGCATCTGGGACTTTGGTAAGAAAGCGGGGAAGAGTCTTGGTGATGTTGTCGAACTGGCAAAGAATCCTAAGGCACTTGCTGCAAAGGTAACTACAAAAGTTAAAGCCTTCATCAAACCTGTATTAGAAAAGAATCCTCAGGCAAAGAAGATTCAAGAGTTTGCTGAGTTACCAAGAGGGCAACAGGTAAAGCAGGCAGGAAAATCTGTTTGGGGTTTCTTAAAATCAGGATTTAAGAATCCTGGGTTCAAGACCATGCGAGAGTTTCTTGGTGCTGCGAAATCCAGCATGAAGATCGGTGGTATTGATACACTGATTGCCTCTATCATGGCATTGTTAGATTATGGTGTGTTTGGTGAGTCACCTATCAACGCTATACTGAAAGCATTAGGTGGTTTATTAGGATATAGTGCTGGTTTTGCTATTGGTGCTCCATTCGGTGGTGTTCCTGGTTTCGTTACTGGTGCTGCTGGTGGATTCGCTGGTGAATGGGCAGCAGAGCAATTACTTGGTTTGCTTGCTAAGACTGGTCTGAAAGATATAGATGATCCAATTGCTGCGGCGATTGGTGGTGATTTTGCAAAAAGGAAGATTGTACGTGATCCTAAGGAGGGAATGCCTGGTATGGAGGCATTGATGGGTGCCGCTGAGAATGATGGTGATGGTACGTCAGAGATCAAACCACCAGATCTTCCTGAGATGGCAAAGGGTGGTGCTATTCGCGCACACAACCAAGGAACTAAGAGATTTGTAGATCCTGTTATTCTGAAACGGAAAGATACTGCAAAGACACCTGTTTCCGATTGGGGTAAATTTGCTAAGGGTGGTACTGTCAATGGACAACTACCTGATGAAGATCTAGTATCTATTGGTAGTGGTCATAAACTTGCTAAGGGAATTGCACCACAGTTCAAGGCAATGATGCAATCAGCATCAGAGTCTGGATTCAAGATGGGAACTCATTTTAGAATCAACTCATCATATAGAACATATGATAAGCAGAAGCAACTTTATGATCAATTAGGACCTGGTACTGCTGCATATCCAGGAACATCTAATCATGGTTTAGGTAAAGCAGTTGACCTTTGGTACACTAATGCATCATATAAATGGTTAAGGAAGAATGCAGGCAAATTTGGTTTTGGTCAGATACCAGGATATGAAACAGACAATCCTGATGGACATGAAGCATGGCACTGGGAGAATCTGAGTGGTTCTGGTAGTAAGGATGGTGCTGGATCTTATGTTGCATCTGGCGATGCTGGTGGTGGTAACACAGGTGGTGGTGGATCTACTGCTAAAACAGGTGACAACAGTGGTAGTGGTACCACAGAAGCAAAGAAGGAAGAATACAAATCAACTGGTAGTATTGTAGATTTCTTTAAGAAATCTGTTGGTATGTTAGGGCAGTATGCATCAGATGCATCAGCAATGGATGGTTCAGGAATGCCACCAAGTCCTATACCAACATCCACAAGTATGCCAAAGACACCGTTGAATGGTATAGGACCTGTTGCTGATGGTGCTGCATATGCTACCAAAATCAATGATGCAGCAAAGTCTAAGAGCACTGCACCTTCTAGCATAAATACAAAAGTAGATAAATTAAAATCTCTATCTGCTGCAAAGGTACGTAGAGATAAGCAACCCGCTAAACCTGATATGATGATTGCCGTGCAACCAGTTATCCAGACTAAGACAGTCAATGCTGGTGGCGGTGGTGGTAACTCTTCTCCCGCATCATCTCCCCTGCTTACAAAGTAAATGGCAGAAACCAAAGCAAGATTATATAAGTATGTAACACCTCCTTCCACTACTGGTAAGGGTGGAATTACTGTGAAGATTGGTGATAAGACAATCACTTCACCAACAGTGGGTTTTGTTAAAAATATCAAAGCAGTCAACAGTCTTGGTGCGACTACCAATAGTATTGCTATTTTAGTTGAGGATATGAGTGCCTCATTCAAGAATTTTTATTCACAAACTCTTTCGTTGCAGCAAGGGTTGATTGATCAACGTAGAGATGCGATGGCAGATGAGAAGAAACTTCTCAAAGATCAGAAACGTAAAGATAAGAAAGCAGAAGGGTTAGAACAAGATAAGAAGGCAGAAAATAAGCAAGAAGGTAAAGGTAAGAGGAGTTCTATTGGTGAGAAGAGTAAAGCAATTGCTGCTAAGTCACTAGGATTCTTTAAAGGTCTTGCTTCACTGTTTGGGGGTATCTTCAAATCAATGCTCCTTTATGGATTGATGGATTGGTTGGGTGATCCAGCGAACACCAAAAAAGTAAAGAAACTGTTCGAGGCAATACAATCTATTGGTAAGTTTCTTATCGAAACCTATGGTGCATTAGTTAAGATGGGACTTAACGGTCTCGTAGAATTTTTAGAGAACCCACTAAGTTTGGGTGGTGTATTTGGTATTATCAAATTTATTACAGCACTGGGACTCATATTTGCTCCTGCTGCCGTAGCAAAACTAGGTCTTGGTTTATTCTTTAAACTAGCGAAAGGGGGTGGATTAGTTAAAGGTCTTACTTCTTTTATTACCACATTATTCACTACTACTACTTCATTAATGAAAGGACTGTTTGCCTTTGTTAAAGGTAGAGGTCTTTGGGTAGCAGGAGCATTCTTAGCAGGTACCGCAGCAGTTGCAGTTGCTGGTGGATTTAATGAAGATCCTACTAATGAAAGTGTCGATGCGATGGTGGAGGATAAGGGTGAAGAAGAGACTGAGAAGCAACTAACAAAGCAGTTAGAAAGTCTTAACTTCATTCAGAAGATGTTGGGTAAAGATAAACCCATCAAAGAACAAATAGAAAGGTTAGAAGAGAAAGCAGTAGGTGGTCCAGTTGGTAAAGCATCAGGTGGTGGATGGATTAACGGTCCTCAATCTGGATATCCTGTATCACTTGATGGTGGAAGGTCAACCTCATTCATCGGTCATGGTACTGAATGGGTAGGTAAACGTTCTGGTGGTGGTGATGCATTCGTTGTACCATTCGATACTCCTGCAACTAGGGGTGGCAATGGTCTGACTAACATGAGAATGCAGCAGGCGAAAGCGGGTGGATATGGACTCCCTGCATTTGCTAAGGGTGGTAAGTTATCAGGTACAAAGAATCACCGTCGTGATGGTTCTCAGGAAGAGAATCGTCTTGCTGGAATGGATAGAATGGCGAAAGGTGGCAAGATGTTCTTGCACTGGACCGCTGGTGGTGGTAACTTCAAACAGAAAGGTAAGTACCACGGTATCATTCAAGGTGATGGTAGTGTATATCGAGCACACCCCTATGATCAAAGAGGTGGTGTTGCACACACATATTTAAGAAATAGTACAGGTATTGGATTGTCTCTCGCTGCGATGTCAGGTGGGGCAGGTAATTATCGTTGGCCTAGTGATGATCAAGTCACTTCAATGTCCAAAGAGATTGCTAATATTGCAAAGAACAGAGGGTGGTCTCCTAATGATATTAATGTCAAGAATGTGATGACTCATGCGGAGGCAGCGTCTGGTAAAGATGGTTTACTTCCTCGCAATGATAACTATGGTCCTACGGCGTGGGGTGGTGATGGAGCACGTTGGGATCTCTGGCACCTTACTAAGGATGGAGAAAAAGGTTCTGGTGGTAACATCATTCGCGCTAAGGCGAGAGGATTTATGGGTGGTGATTCCACCGTGGCAGAGTCATCAGGATCCGTAGCACCAATCAAGGGAGCAAAGACAACTGTGTCTAGTCCCAATGGTTCAACTACAACGCCCTCAGGCAGTCCTAGCGCGTCTCCTGGGGCGGGTGAAACACAGCAAGAGGCACAATATAAGTCCACTGGTGCAATTATGGATTTCTTTGGGAAATCCGCTGGGATGTTAGGAAACTATGCATCAGATGCTAGTGCCATGGATGGATTCTCTTCGGGTGGTAAATGGGCACCGTTGTTGAATCTGGTTGCTGGTAAAGAATCTGGTGGTAATTATGAAGCGATGTATCCTAGTACCACTCTTCCAGGTGCTACTAAGATGACCATTTCTCAGGTTATTGGTCAGGCATCAGGTGCAGTAGGTAAGTATCAACAACTTCCACGTTTCCTTGCTGAACGAGCAAGAAAGGCAGGTTTAGATCCAGATAAAGATCTATACAATGCTGCTAATCAAGATAAGATTATTATTGAGGCAAACTTAAAAGCGCGTGGAGCAGAATCCTGGTTAGCGGGTAAGATGACTGATAGAGAATTCATGCAAGGATTATCTCAGGAGTTTGCGTCACTACCTAATATGGATGGTAAGTTCCATTATCCAGGTCAAAGCAGTGCAATGACTCCTGACAAGATCATGACAGCATTGAAGCAAGTGAAGAAAGGTGGTATTCCTAAGTTTGATCCTAATAAGAAATATCAGACTGGTGATATCGTCATGAAGGATGGTAAACAAAAGATCTTTGATGGTATGGGTTGGGGTGCTCATGATGGTGTGAGTGCTACTTCACAGGGCACATCAGCAGATACTTTGAGTGCAACTGAACCATCAACAGGTGATGGAGGACAAAAGAAACCCACTGTTGAAAGTGTAAAGGATAATATTGCCAGTAAGTTGAGTATGTTGCAGAAGTATGCTACGGATGCATCAGCAATGGATGATGATGGTGGTATTTCTGCTAGTGATAAAACATTTGGTGCAGATCTTCTAGCAGGAATGCAGAAGAAGGAAGATGATGCAGCAGCAGAAGCAAAAGAGGGTGCTGGTCCTTCTGCTGCCACCTTACCTCCTCAGGGTGGTGGTGGTGACGAAGTTGCTGCTGCTGCTCCATCAGGTGGTGGTGGCAGTAGTGAACCCTATATAATACCAGCAAATGATTATGCCAGACCTAGGTTTGGGATTACATCGGATATCTTTAACTCACCTGTTAGCATAGCGTAATGGCAGACACCAAGTCTTATAAACTAACCAAAGCAGATTTACATGTACGTGGTAATAATGAACCTCTTGACATCAAAAGTATCATTAGTGAATTTGTTTGGTTTGAATCGATTGATTCGCCATTCATTCGATTGGATGTTGGTATTCTGGATTCCACAGATTTAGATACCAGATTGTATGGTACTGAGATGCTGGATATTGAATTCTCCACGTTCGCTGGTCAGGAAGAGGGAAGGAAGGAAGGTAGATGTAAAGCAACCTTCAAGATGTATAAGATTGGTTCTGTTCTGAAATCAGAAAGAGCAAAGATGTATATCCTACATTTTGCACCAGAGCAGATGTACTTCAATGAAGCAAACCGTGCATTCGGTATGTTTGGTGTGAAGAATGGAAAACAAGATCTTGTTCAGGCGATGTTGAAGAAGCATTTAAAGATACCTAACAAAGAGATCTTTGTTGAGTCACACACTCCTATGAATGTGATCTGCCCTAATTGGAGACCTGTTGATGCTATATCATATCTAACTGATAAAGTTTCCAGAGTAGGTAAAGGTAGGAATAGTAAGACTGGCAAGAAAGGAACTTCTAAGAAGCAAGCAGGATTTTTGTTCTGGCAGAATAAGCATGGATATAATTTTGCATCGATTGATATGCTATGTGAGCAGGATTCCATTAATGAATTCATCTATGGTCAGAAGAATGTGAATGGTAATGATCCCGTAGCAGATATGAATAGGATTGAGAGTATCAAATATCCTGATCGTGCTAATCAATTAGAAAAACTTAGGAATGGTATCTATAAAACAACAACCTTTGGTGTTGTGATGGCAGCGCCTACAATGAGTTCATTGCCCACCTCAGGTGCATCTACCGATACAGAAGGTCCAGAAGGCACTGTAATGGGTCCTGTGGTATCACAAATCCTACAACTGTTCAAGAAAGCATCAACCTTAGAGAAAGAGTTTCCATACGATCTCGAAGCAATCGAAGAATTTCTTGATCTACACCCAACTAGATCCAGAATGAAAATTCTGCCTAAGATGACACAGCAGGATTCAAACAATATGGATGGTGGTGCAGAGGAAGAGAGTGCAAGTATTCTTAATGCTTCATCATATGCATCTCAACGTTGGTACCTATTAAATACGCATACGCTAACAATTAAGGTACCAGGAAACACCAGAATGTTCGCAGGTGCTGTAATTAAGGTGAAGATACCTACATCTCAACAGAAGAATAAGAATAAACTACCAAAAGATCGTATGTTTTCGGGCAAATACCTCGTAAAAGGGGTCAAACATGTGTATTCTAACACAGGAATGACCACAGAACTGTTTTTATGCAGAGATTCATTACCAGCCTATAATAAATAGTCCCATACTAATTAAAGTATTACGATGAAAGATATCACAACTCATATCAACAAAGACGTAGAAGAACTAAACGGTACTGAGTGCTCTGCACAACGTAAGCGTCACCTCACATCTGAACTGAACGATCTTCTACTGTGGCAGGAAGGACATCCTAATGATCCTCACGATCCTAGTCCCTTGGAAATGTTCTGTGACCAGAACCCATCAGAACCTGAATGTCTGATCTACGAGGACTGACTTGACAGAGTATAGATAAAGTATTATACTCAACACTGTAAGGGTTCACAGGGCAAGGGCCTTAAAGATACTATGGAATACATTGACATTGACGCCCCTTACAGTTTCATAGGTGGGGGTAAGATCAGTCCAGAAATTTGTGATGGACTGATCGACTTCTACAATACGTGTGACTATCTGGATAAGGAACAGGGAGAGTGTGGTGGTGCTGGTGTCGATAAGGACATCAAAGATTCCATTGACTTAACACTTCCTAGGTATATTAAAGATAAACGAGTAACGGATTATATTGATAGTTTGGCAGAAGTCACTAAAAATTATTGTGACTTTTTTCCACAACTCAAAACTTTTGAGTGGGATATTATTGAAGACTTTAATATTCAATGTTATCCACCTGGTGGTGGATTCAAGAAACTACACTGTGAACGTGCTAGGAATCATGCATCATGCAATGGTAGGATCATGGCATGGATGACATACCTAAATGATATTGAAGAGGGTGGGGAAACATATTTCTCTCAGCAGAAGGCAAAGGTTAAACCTGCCAAAGGATTGACTCTTATTTGGCCTGCTGACTGGACACATATGCACCATGGTATACCTGCACCCAATGAAGAGAAAATGATTATTACTGGATGGTATGACCTTATTTGAAAATATGATTCTTGGTCATTATAGGAATAAGAAACAAGCACAGTCTAATCCTACTAAATGGCCACAGATTAACATCTTATACACCAAGATTGATGATCTTGTGTTAGAATTGAAGCAATGGTATAACTATCAAGGCGAAGATAAACCATATCGCCACTATCATCTAACATTAGAGCATCTGGATGAGCATAGTGTTATTACACATGCACATAACGTAGGTACTGACGAACCAGGATGTAATCTACAATGGGGATACTTTGATGGATGGTGGTTTGGTGAGGTTCAAGATGAATGTATCTTACGAAATACTAGGGTAGTCAGTAGTATTCAGTTCAATGGTGATGTATATCGATCACTAGATACTGGATATAATGTAGAGACTGGTGACTTTGCTTGGGGTAAAACTCCCGATGAAGGTATGTTTCAGTTTGATCGTCTAAATAATGCCAGGAACTTAAATCACACGTTGACATAATGCTTGGAACTAAGACTGACTTTGTAGGTAGAGATGGTTTCTCCTGGTGGATTGGTGAAGTTGAGAGCGTAGAAGATCCTGCTCAGACAGGTAGGGTCAAAGTTCGTATCATGGGATGGCATCAGAAAGGTAAAACTAATGATGATGGATCCTCTACTTACCTAGAAGACTTACCTACTGAGGTATTACCGTGGGCAACTGTGTTGTTGCCTAATGATAAACCACAGATCAAGAATGCTGGATCTACATGTGAATTGCAAGTAGGTGCATTCGTGATGGGTTTCTTCATGGATGGTGATGAAGCACAACTACCTTGTGTGCTTGGTGCATTCCGTGGATTTAAGAAGAAAACTAATCAAGGTGGTGGTTCAGGAGGAGAAGAAGGTCAAGATACCGAAGTCAGTAAGACTGTCATTGCTGATAATACCGAGGCAGAGAAAGATGAGTACGCTACTACATCACCTCAAAGAAAATCTCTGACAGGTGAAGATGTTGAAGGTGGTCATCCATTTGTTAAGAATCAGGGTGCTACTACTGGTGGTCCTGAGGGTGGTGAAGAGCAATCTCGTGGTGCTATTAGTAGAGCAGAAGTAGAAGCACCATTTAATGTATACACAAACCCATTGGGTCCACCATCAATGGAAGGTGGTATTGCTGATGGTATTCATGGTCCTATTGGTACCAGTGATTCCTTTTCTAAGGATCTAGCACGAATGTTGAATGATATTGGTGTACAGATTGGTTCATTAGGATCTAATGGCGCTGGTGGTCTGGTATCTGTTGTTTCAGGTCACATTCAGCAAGGTAACAACATCCTAAAAAGTATCAGTAATGTATCTAATTTTGTTGTTAATGCTGTTACAGGTATGGTTGCTCCTATTAAGGAGATCCTAGCGCAGCAAATCAGAGTGATGATTGATGCTGTGGTTTCATTTGGTGCCAAGATCATCCCACTGGCAGTGGTCACTACTATCATTACATTGATCAAGAACATCATTCAGAATATCTTCTGTCAACCTGTGCCTGGTTGGTTAGATGCTATTGGTAATATTATGGGAATGATAGGAGACTTTGTAGACGGGATATTTGATCTTGTCATGGACATCGTTAACAAAATTATCAATCAAATTGCTGACTATGTAACCAAAGCACTGAAAAATATTCAGAAGGCGATTTGTAAAGCAATCAAAGCAGTATCTAAGGTCTTCAATAAAATTCTCAAAGCAATCAGCACTATCGATAAGATTAGTGAGATTGCAACCTCCGTCAGCAAGTTCTTCTCTATTGATTTTACAGCGTTAACTAATTTCTCTAACGTTCTTAATATCATTGCACTGATTGTTGATATTATTGCATCGTTTATTGATTGTGGAAGGAAGGCGCGAAAACCGAAAGCGAAGGGGTGGTTACCATTAGTTGGTACCACCGAGTGTGCTGACGTTGGTGAAGGACTGTATGGTCCTGGTGGTAACTCTGACTCTGATGATTGCAGTAGTTTTGGTGATGAAGGTGGTGGTGGAAACTTCTTTGATAAGTTCTTCCAGAAGTTAAATCCATATGTGATGGAAACTAAGTTGTTCCTGAATGGTGCAAGAGATATTGATGATGCAACACCTGGTAAAGAGAAGAGAATTCGTTCTGGTCCTGGTGGTGTTACTAGTTTCCAAGATAAATTAGGTAACGAGCACCAAAATATTCCTGGTAACGAAACACAAATCATTGGTCGCGACCTTATTCATAATGTCAAGAACAACCATGTTCATACTATTGAGGGTGATTACTATCTGAAAGTGATGGGTGACTTCCACCTTGAAGTTTCAGGATCATTCAACGAGCACACTTCTAATGGTGCTGGTGCTAAGGCAAAAGGTGGCGGTAGTGGTGGTGGTAACCCACTAGGTCAGGACAACAACCAGTGGACTAAGCAAGCATCTGATTCTATTGAAAATGCTGTTCAGATCGCTTCTGGTAAGAATGTATCGATCGAAGCAGGTGAGAAGGAAGCAAAGTCTACACAAACCAAAGCAGGAGATCACGCGATTGCATATCAGGGTGACTTGACACTGCAAGGAAACCAGGTTAAAGTGAAAGGGATCTCAGGCATCACCCTTGATGCCCCTGACGTACACACCAGTGCGACCTCTATCACAAACAAGGCAACTGGTGAGATCGTGAATGAAGCATCATGGATCACATCCTTCTTGGCATGTGGTAGAATGGACATCATCGCGATCTTCCAGACAATGCCAGTCTTTACTGGTTCATACAGTCTGGTGAACGGATCCATTGTAGATATCTGCATGGATGCCCCGATGGGATCAGTCTCACCTGCTATGCATGTTCGTATGTCACTAGGTACCAAAACTGCTGCTGGAATGGCAGACATCGTTGCGGGATCTAATGCTGGCGCTCACATGACCCTAGTGTCCACTCCAACAGGTGGCATAGGTGAGATCGTAACGGGCGGTAGCGGTGCTATCGTTAATCAAGTAACAACAGGACTGCTCTCACATGGGTGCGGAACTGGTCTTGCTGCATTTGGGTGTGCCCTCGGTCCCACTCAAATTTATGGTCTACCTGTCATGCTTAACTAAATGATGTCTCCTAATTTCATTGATCACGCTTACTTCTATTTTTCTGAGCGTAAGATCACCGTTGCTGACGATGATGGTTATGATGAGACGGTTCAATTCCAATTCGACGCCGATGGTGCCGAAGGATTTGCCCAAATTGTCGAGTTCCTTCAAAGTCGTCTTCCTTCTGATTCACTGACCTACTGCTTTAACTAATATGAATTCAAGTATCATTGAGATGACCTTCGAGGAAGTCGAAAGCAACTTCGATTTGTGCTTGACATTGTGTGGAAGAGGACATACAATTAAGATCACTCGGGAGGGTCATGGGTCAGTCCTCATGGTTCCTATCCCTGAGTATGAAAAAGCACTCGAAACTATCGAGACTGCAAAAGAAGCAAACCCACCTTTACCTATGCCTAGTGGGTGGCAACCTGACCCCGTAGGAGTACGACAGTATGTTGACGAAGAACTTACAACAATGCAGAAGGAACTTAACGATTGACATTAAATTGTGGTTCTCCGACATTGATAACGTCTGGCATTATTCACTCCTAGCGTTTGAAGATGGTAGCACACTACATAGTAGTACGGCAGATTCGTACTCCACTGCCTTAGCAAACATCGAATACCGTATTGCCAAATTAATGGCAGAAGAAGCGAATGAAGTACACCGTCGATAAAGCATATTGTTATCTTGATGACGTAGGTATCGTCAAGATGTTTATGATTGGTGGTCTGCCTTTCACCTTTGAAGATGAAGGGTTTGACTCCACTGACGCAGATGTAGTAGCAGAAGCAAACACTAATCCTCATATTACTATGAGGCAAATGTACAAATGGTCAGACTATTTGATCTCAGAAGAATGTCATCCCATCCTATTTGACATGTCAGATCTTATCTCAAACTACAAAGACGTGCCTGATTAGCTCAGTTGGATAGAGCAGGTCTTTTGTAAAGATCAGGTCACCCGTTCAAGTCGGGTATCAGGCTCTCATTATTACTATGTGAAAATTACTATGTCACAATTTGATTCTGTTTACGAAGAGATCTTGAAAGATCCTGAGTTGAATACACGGTGGAAGCAGTTGCCTTCTTATGCAGAGCAGCGTCGAGATCGTTTAGGTGATGTTATTATGGACTGGTTGGGTGATTCCGAAGTCAGTTCTAAGTTGTTCTATGAATCTATTCTCTATGAGGTAGAAGAGAACATTAAATATCATGAGAATGCAATGAACAAGTACAAAGAGTTTAAAGCATTGATGACTTGTAAAGACGTATAAATAACTGGGAAGAACAGCACCGATGGTTATCAGTGGGAACTAAAAGAATATCACAACTTGATACTATTGCTGATGAACTCGTAACGGGTGAAGCAATTATCCCTATTGTTATTTCTGATCCACTGATCCCTAACAGAAAGTCTAAGGTTAATCAACTTTTTAGATCTATCTCAGCGGGATCAGTTACTTCGCCAGGTTTGGCGTTTGACTTGGATCGTGACACGGGATTATTCCAATCAGCAATTAATGAGATAGGTATTACATTTGGTACATCTACTCTGTATCAGAGTAGAACCAGTAATACTGACGGATCTGCAACTATTAGGCAGGTTGTGCAGGACACCGCTTCTGCTAATGCTAACATGCTAATTCAACCACAAGGTAGTGGTTATTTTACTGTTAGTGGAACTTCTCAATTTAATGACGCGACTACGTTCTTTACAGGTGATCAAAACCCTGCAAAGAAAGTAGTCTTTAATGTTGATACGGTATCTACTGCTGGTGGTACGAAGAGATTCGACTTCCCATCAGTAGGTGGTAATACTACAACAACATTCCTTGCTACTGATACGTTCCAAACGATCACTAACAAGACTATTATCATTAAAGATACTGAGTTAAGTATCACTGGTTCTACTGATACTGCAAAGATTGCTAAGTTTGAGACTGACGCATGGGATGCTCCTGGTGAGCACATCTATCGTCTGCCTGACTTTGGTGCTGGTCAGACTCAATCTACTCTGTTAGATGATATTACAGAGCAGGATGTATATAACAAGAACATGGTTAACCCCACGTTCTCTAATACACCTTCTAATGATGAGAACGATCCTACAAGATACGTTATCTTTAACTCATCAGTTCTCACCAGTGACAGAACAGTAACATTCCCAGATTTGAATGTTACAGTCGTTGGCGAAGCATCAACTCAGATTCTTACTAACAAAGTATATGAGGGTGCTATCTTCCAAGATACTACTGAGTCATCTAAGAAGATTACATTTGCATTGGGTAACCTCAATGACAATACAAACTTACAGTATACCTTCCCAGAAGGTAGTTTGGCAGAACCCCTAAATAATGGAACAGATGCCAACGTACTTGTAGCGGAAAGAGCAACACAAACTCTTGCGTTCAAGACGATGGAGTTCATGCAGATTAACAACCCAGATAATCTGAATGGTATCGTCACTATCGATGCATCTAACATTGAAGAAGCGGTGACTATTAGGTTCCCCGCTGGTGATGCTACGCTTCTATCTACAAACAACATTGATGCAGTTGGTGTTTCCTTCGGTGGTTCACTGGCAGCACCCGTCCTTGGCGGACAACTCAGACTACAATCATTTTTCCAAGCAGGATGGTAATTAACAAATGACAGCAGGAAGACTCGCCGCTGCAAAACCAGGGGCAACAACTAACACAGAACTCTATAAAGTAGATATTGAAAGTACAGCATCTGCTGTAATGAATGTTGCTAACCAGAGTGGTAGCGCAGTCACATATCGTGCTGCTATTAGAGACTACGATCAAATTCTTACTCTTGATGGTAACGAACCATCTAACTATGAGTTCCAGAAAGGTAACCCTATTAGTGCATATCGTATCAAGGTTGCTCCTGGACTTACATTTAGCGAGGCAACTCCTGGTACTGATATTGCAACCACAGGTGGTGCTGTTGCTAAATTGCTGGATGTGTATAAAGACACATCAGTTATCAACCGCTATGTCAAGGTAGATAAACTATACAGTGTTGATACACTCGTTGATAATATCATCGGTATTGTTGAACTTGGTGAAACTTTCACTGGTGCAACATCTGGTATTACTGGTGTTGTTCGCGCCTATGATGATGTCGTTGGTACAATGTACCTAACTACACCTGATGTTGCAAGCAATGCTACTACTGTTCATGTTTCACGTAACACTGGACTAGCAGAAAATACACTGTTGATGTTGTCAACAGATGCTGGTGCGGCAGGAACAGAAGTTGCTCAGATTGACGCTTCTGGTATTGATACTGTAAACAATGAACTGACAATTACTCGTGGAGTCTATGGCACTAGTGCTAGTGCTATTCCTGCTGGTAAATATGT